TATAGCAGAGCTAATTAAAATTGATCCTACATTAACAAATGAAGATCTAAAAAAAATATCACACTACAGTCAAGCTTGGTATGATTACTACAATGTAAATAGATTTTACGATAATACTTTATTCAATAAAGATGCAGCTACGTTAATTTACTTTAACTATAAAACCACTAAGAAGTTTGTTTACAAAAAGAAAAAATTAGAGAACGGTGGTGAAAGAATAATTGAAAAGGATGAAACATTCAATCCTCCACAAGAGATGATGGATGAAGGAAACTTTGAAAGAATTGAAAAAACCATTGAGGTTTGGTATGAAGGGATAATGGTAGCAGGATCAAACATAATGTTAAAATGGGAGCTTGCTCACAATATGGTTAGACCAAAGTCTGCGTCTCAACACGCAATGCCTAACTATGTAGCTTGTGCTCCTAGAATGTATAAAGGAACCATAGAGTCTTTAGTTAGAAGAATGATTCCTTTTGCAGATCAAATACAGATTACACATTTAAAACTACAGCAAGTTGTAGCTAAAATGGTTCCAGATGGAGTGTTTATTGATGCAGATGGTTTAAATGAAATAGACCTTGGAACTGGAGCAGCATATAATCCTGAAGATGCACTTAGGCTTTATTTCCAAACGGGTAGTGTAGTAGGTAGAAGTTACACGCAAGATGGAGAGTTTAATAATGCTAGAGTTCCTATACAACAGCTAAACACCAGTAGTGGTCAATCTAAAATGTCAGCTCTTATTGGAAACTACAATCATTATTTAGGAATGATCAGAGCTGTAACTGGCCTTAATGAAGCTAGAGACGGTAGTACACCTGATCCAAATGCTTTGGTAGGAGTACAAAAGTTAGCAGCTTTAAATTCAAACACAGCTACAAGACACATATTAGAAGGTGGTTTATATATTACCAGAACTCTTGCAGAGTGTTTATCTTTGAGAATAGCAGATCTTTTGGAGTATGCTCCATTTAAAGAAGAGTTTGCAAATCAAATTGGAAAATACAATGTAGATAAGATAGAAGAAATAAAAGATCTATATCTATACGATTTTGGTATTTTCATTGAAGTATCTCCAGATGAAGAAGAAAAAGCAATGCTAGAGCAAAACATTCAAATGGCTTTATCTAAGAATGATATTAGTTTAGAAGATGCTATTGATATTAGAGAAGTTAGAAATTTAAAAATGGCTAACCAGCTTCTTAAATTAAAAAGAAAGAGAAAGCAGGATGCTGATAGAGAAGCTGCGGCAATGGCACAACAAATGACAGCGCAGACTCAATTCCAATCTCAACAGATAGCCGCTCAAAATGCAGCGCAACAAACTCAATTGGAAGGTGAAATGAAGATGAGAGAAGAACAAGCTAAGATTGCTTTTGAAATTGAAAAGTTGAAAAATGAAGCAGCTCTAAAACAAGAGTTAATGACATATGAATTTCAACTTAATATGAGATTAAAAGGTATGGAGCAAGTTCAGTTAAATGACAGGGAGGAAAAAAGAGAAGAAGCGAAGTCAAAAAGAATTAGTCAACAAAACACAGAACAATCTCAATTAATTAATCAAAGAAAAAAGGATTTACCTCCAATAGATTTTGAATCAAAAGAAGATTCATTGGATGGTTTTGACTTAGCAGAGTTTGAGCCAAGGTAATAAAATTATTATTAACTTTGTAAAAAAAATCAAATCAAATGGAAATTAAAGTAAAAGCGGTTGATGATAAACCCCAAAAATCAGTAGCACAAGTTGAAGAAGAATTACTTCAGAAACACGAAGAAGAAGTTAATAAAACTGAAACAGAAGAAACAAAAGTTGAAAGTGCTAAAGTAGAAAGTGAAGTTGTAGAGAAAGAAGAAAAAAAGATTGAAGAAAAAATTGAAGAGCCAGTTGTGGAGGAAAAGCCACAATTTGGTGAAAAAGAAGTTCTTTCATTTATTAAAGAAAAATACAGTAAAGAAGTAGAATCTATTGATGATCTTTTTACTAAAAGAGAACAAGAAGAACTACCAGCAGAAGTAGCTACTTATTTACAATATAAAAAAGATACTGGGCGAGGGTTTGAAGATTTTGCTAAAATCAATAAAGATTATAGTAAAGAAAACCCAGACCAAATCTTATCTATGTATTATTCAGAAACTGAAGAAGGATTAGATAAAGAGGAGATTGATTATTTAATCAGCTCAAGATTTAAAACTGATCCAGATGTTGATTCAGAAGATGAAATAAAAAAGAAAACCATAGATAAGAAAAAAGAGCTTGCGAAAGCTTTGAAGTATTTTGAAGGTCAAAAAGAAAAATATAAAATACCTGTTGAGTCAGCGGGGGCTAAACTTTCTGAAGAAGACCAGCAAAATATAAAAGCTTATCAAGAACAAATGGAGAAGTCTAGGGAGAATGAAAGCTTAATGCGTAAGCGAGCTGAAAACTTCCAAGAAAACACCAATAAATTGTTTACTGAAGAATTTAAAGGTTTTAAGTTTAACATCAGTGATAAAGAATACGTTTACTCTCCTGGTGATTTCAATGAGATGAAGAAGTCTCAATCTGACATTATGAACTTTATATCAAAGTTTACTAATGATCAAGGCGAAATTTCTGATGTAATTGGATATCACAAATCGTTAGCGATGGCAATGAACCCTGATAAGTTCGCTAAATATTTTTACGAACAAGGTGTTGCATCTGCGGTTAATGAATCTGCTATGAAGTCTAAAAATATAAATTTAGATGTAAGGCAGACACCACAGGGCAATCCAAAACAAGGTTTCACTGTTAGAGCAACAAGCCCCTCGTCTTCACGAGGATTGACCATAAGGTCGCCAAAAAATAAAAGTTAAACATTAAAAACCAAAAAAAATGAGTTTAAATTTACCTGGCTTTGCGTTACAGCCTAGTGCTACTAGAGTACCTAGTGCTACTAACTACTTAGCCGATTTTGATTTCTTAAACCAATATCTTCCTGACACTTATGAAAAGGAGTTTGAAAGATATGGTAATAGATCTATAAGCGGTTTCCTTCGAATGACGGGAGCTGAAATGCCTTCTAACTCTGACCTTATTAAATGGGCAGAGCAAGGAAGATTGCATATTAAATATAGTGACGTAGAAGTATCTACAGGTGGTGCAGGTGATGATCAAATTACTATTACAGTAAATGACGCGCTAATACCAGCTAATCAGGTGTTTAATCCTGGTGATGCATCTCAAATTGCACTTAGAGTAGGAAATACTGTTATGATTTCTGGAAACACTGGTTATGCTGGTATTTCTAATAAAGGTATCGTAACTAGCGTTCCAACTGCTACTACAGCTGTAATTGAGCTTTACGAAGCAGGAGGATATACAGGTTCAGGTTCTACTACAGTTCCTGCAGAAAGAGTAACAGTTTGGATTTATGGATCTGAATTTAAAAAAGGGCAAAATGGAATGGTAGGTTCTTTAGAGCCATTTGATACTATTTTAGAAAACAATCCAATCATTCTAAAAGATACGTATGAAGTAAACGGATCTGATATGGCTCAAATCGGCTGGATAGAAGTATCTACTGAAAACGGAGCTGATGGATACCTTTGGTATTTAAAAGCAGAGCACGAAACAAGAATGAGATTTGATGATTACTTAGAATCAGCAATGATTGAAGCTGTACCAGCAGAAGCTGCTTCTGGAGCAATCGGAGATGGATTCAAAGGGTCTGAAGGTCTTTTCCACGCTATCGAAGATAGAGGAAATGTTTGGACAGGAGCTTTATCTGCATTAGCTGATTTTGACGATATCGTTGAAAGATTAGATAAGCAAGGAGCTATTGAAGAGAATGTATTATTCTTAAACAGAGCTACTTCTTTTGCAATTGATGATATGTTAGCTGCTCAGAACTCTTATGGTGCTGGTGGTACTTCTTACGGATTATTTGATAATGACGAAGAAATGGCACTAAACTTAGGATTCACTGGATTCCGAAGAGGATATGACTTCTACAAATCAGATTGGAAATATCTTAACGATCCTACTATGCGAGGTGGTTTAGTTGGTGGAGCTATTGAAGGTGTATTAGTACCTGCTGGTTCAACTAATGTATACGATCAAGTATTAGGAAGAAACGCTAAAAGACCATTCTTACACGTAAGATATAGAGCTTCAGAAACTGAAGACAGAAGATATAAGTCTTGGATAACTGGATCTGCTGGTGGTGCTGCTACTAGCGATAAAGATGTTATGACTGTTAACTTCTTATCTGAAAGAGCACTTTGTACTATGGGTGCAAATAACTTCTTGTTATTGAAGTAATAGTACTTTAAGAGGGGGGCTTTTATAGCCCTCCTTTTTTTAATTTAATTAAATTTAATGTAATGAAAAAAGAAATAAAAGACAGAACGTATAGGCTACGTAATAATGTAAAGCCTTTGAGTTACACTCTTAACTCAAGAAACAGCAGAAGAAAACCCCTTTTACATTTTGATGGAAAAACAAGTAGACCACTTAGGTATGCTTCCAATCAAAAGTCACCTTTTGAAGATGAGCAAGATGCCAATGTGGTTTTAGAACCAGTTGTTTTTGAAGATGGTATGTTGTTTGTACCAAAAACAAACCCTGTATTACAGGAGTTTTTGTATTATCATCCAGCCAATGGACAAATATTTGAGGAAATAGACAGGGAAAAAGATGCTCAAGAAGAGGTTCAGTATTTGGAACTAGAAGCCAAAGCACAAAAAGAAGCAGCTGAACTTAGTTTTGAAAAAATGGAATCTTTAGCTAGAGTATACTTAAATGTGGATACTAGGATTGCTGCATCTTCTGAAATAAAAAGAGATGTACTGTTGTTTGCAAGAAACAATCCTGAAGACTTTTTAAATTCACTAGAAGATCCGGATTTAGATTTATTTGACAACATTGATAAAATCTTTCAGCAAGGTTTATTAAAGACTAGAAACAATGACAAAGAGATTTTTTACAATTTAAAATCTAAGAAAACCAAGTTGTGTAGTATCCCATTTGGTGAGACTCCATCTTCAGTGTTAAGTGGTTTTTTCAAAAAAGAAAATAACGTTGAAATATATGAAGCGTTAGTTAAAATGTTAAAATAAAATTTGTTATATTTGTAATGATTTAATTGTTTGTTTTAATCACAACTCTACTTATCCTTACACTCAAGCCCCACTCCTTACAGTGGGGTTTTTTTATTACCTTTGTTTTTTATTAACCAACTTAATTTTTTAAACAATGCAAAAGTTTTTAAGTATACCCGTAACAAATGAGCAAAACCAGTTGGTTTCTGCTACAGATGTTAAATTAATCGAACAAGCTTCTACTACTACAGTAACAATTACTTACGGTGGTGGAAAAGTAACAACTATCACTCACGCAGCAGCAGCAGCAGGAAATGAAGAGATGAGAGATAAAATCCAAGATGAAGTAGTTGAAGCACTACAACAAACTTGGAAAAGCGTAATAAAGCAAGTAGCTGATTTACCATACGCAGTATCTGGGATTAATATAGTATAAAATAATGGAAAAGTTTCTAAACGTACAAGTACAAGACTTTATAGTTAGTGGAACTGCCATTACTGCCGGAGGGCCTAATTACTTAACTGATTCTGGAAATGAATTTGCTAATGTGGTTTCTGGTGACATTATTCATCAAACCACAGATAATCAATTTTATTTAGTGGATCAAAAAGTAGATAGCAATAACGTGACAATTACTGCCATTACTTTAGCAGCACCAACTTCTGTTGCTGCTGGTAAATCATATTCAGTATACTCTGCAACAGAGTTTAGTCACCAAATTGTATCTGTAAGTAATGTAGCTCTTGTGGAGCAAGCAGCAGCTAATCAAACTGTTTTAAAATTTGATGATGTTGCAGCGGTAGACACACTAACTATAGCTCACACTGATGTCCCTATTGGCAGTGAATATGTTAGGGATTTAATAGAAGATGAAATAGTGAAAGCTTATCAAACACATTGGAAAGATGTGTTGCATACTATAGACACTACTCCATACTTCGTTACTAATATTACTATAGCTTAATTATAGTTCAAACATAGAGGAGCGTCTTATCAGATGCTCTTCTTTTTTTTGATTATCTTTGTAAAAAAGACTACTAGATGATAAATTCTGTAAGAAATACTGTTCTTTCTATACTGAATAAAAATAATTACGGATACATTTCGCCAGCTGATTTTAATCTTTTTGCAAAACAAGCACAGCTAGATATATTTGAAGATTATTTCTATCAATATAATAATCAGATAAACAAAGAAAACAATAGACTAAGCAGATTGTCTGGCACAGGGTATGCAGACATAAAAAAAGGCTTAGAGGAGGTTATAGATAGTTTTTCAGTAACCTCATTTTTAAGTAGGGTAAATGCAAATGTGTATGCTTTACCTACTGACTATTATCTTATTAATAAAATATTTTATTACCCAACACAAATTACATCAGGAGAAACCACTTCAACATCGGTTGGTAAGTTAGATGACGCAGGAGCTTCTTTTGTAGGTACTGTTAACGTAGGTAATATTGTAGTAAATGTTACTGATTCTACTTCTGCTTTTGTTACAGAGGTTGCAAATACTTCTTTAAAAATAAGCAGTGATATATTTGTTTCTGGAGAAGAATATGTAATATATAGCAATACCAATATATCAGAGGTTGAAAGAGTGCATCAACATAAAATATTTTATTTAACTAATTCAAATCTTACAGCGCCCACTAAACAATATCCAGCATATGTTTTAGAAGGGAACAATGTAACTGCATATCCAACTACTATATCAGGTGTTGCAGATTTACAAACTCAATACGTAAGATATCCTAAAGATCCTAAGTGGACATATCAATCACTTAGCGGAGGTCAACCTATATTTGATCAGTCTCAGGCTGATTATCAAGATTTTGAATTACCATTATCTGACGAAACAGATTTAGTAGTGGGTATTTTAAAATATGCAGGTTTATCTATAAGAGAACTTGAAGTAGTTCAAGTTGCAGATGCTCAACAAAAAACTGAAATAATTCAAGAAAATAGTTAATGGCTTATATAACTCCATACCAATATTACGAAAACGGAGGTCAGGTTCCTGAAGATCAAAATTGGGGATCTTACCAGTACGTTTCTTTACAAGACATTGTTAATAACTATATGTTAATGTATGTTAGAAACAACAAGCTTATAAATAACATAGACAGATACCAAGTTTTATTCCACGCTAAAAGAGCGATTCAAGAATTAAACTATGATGCATTTAAGGAAATAAAAATATTAGAACTAAATGTAGATGAATCACTAAAATATATTTTACCTTCTGATTATGTAAACTGGGTTAGAGTTTCTTTATATCATAATGGAACTTTATTTCCTTTAACAGAGAATATACAGACAAACTATGCTTCAGCATATTTGCAAGACAGTGATAATAGAATTTTATTTGATCAAGACGGCAATGTTTTACAGCCTGAAAACTCTAATATAGATTTAGATAGATTAGATGGAACTAAAAGAAGTATTTATTACAATCAAAACAGCCCTTACGACCAAATGGAAGGGTGGTGTATAAATGGATACTGGTATTTTGATTACGCTGTAGGTAAGAAATTTGGGATGAACACAGAGACCGCTAATGCACTACCCACTTTTAAAATCAATAATAAAGCAGGCGTAATAAATTTTAGCTCTGGGATTAAAAACAAATTAGTAATATTAGAATACGTTTCTGATGGTATGGAAAACGGAGACAATTCTTTAATTACTGTAAATAAATTATTTGAAGAGTTTGTATATTCTTATATCAGCTATTCTATTTTAAATACAAAACTAAACGAACCAGAATATATTATAAATAGATATAGAAAAAGTAAATCAGCGTTACTCAGAAACGCTAAAATAAGAATGAGTAATATTCACCCAGGTAGACTTCTAATGAATTTAAGAGGTCAAGATAAGATTATAAAGTAATATGAAGCTAAATAGTTTCTTCTTTAAGGGCGTAATGAATAAGTCTGTAGATGAAAGGATTCTACCAGCTGGAGAGTATGTTGACGCTTTAAATGCTAGATTAGGTTCTACTGAAGACTCTGAGATAGGCGCTCTTGAAAATACCAAAGGGAATACTAAACTTACTAATATCACCAATCAAGGTGTAAACTTGAGTGAAAATGCAGTGTGCATTGGATCATATGCAGATGATAATTCACAAACTATATTTTGGTTTATTACTGACCCAGGTTCTGCAGATTTAATTGTGTCATTTAACACCAAGACAAACAACACGGTATATCATATTATCTCTAATACAGTATTAAATTTTAATCCTTCCTATTTAATAACAGGTGTAGAGTTAATAGATAGGTTTTTAATATTTACAGATAATCTAAACCCTCCAAGAAAAATAAATATAGATAGAAACTATCCATTTCCTTCAGGAGGTATTGATCAAATTACGGATGAAGAAATTAATTTAATTGTAAAACCTCCATTACATCCTCCTACTTTTACATTATC